CCCGTGCCAAAGCCAGGCGTGTCACCGGCGCGCGGATTGCTTCTCGTTTCGCGATACCTCTGTGTATCTTCAGCCATCTGGCTTTCCTTATGCGTTGCTCATCATGGGGCCGAAGCCGAGATTGACCGCCAGCTTTCCGCCGACCTTCTTGACCTGTTCAGGGTACTTTTTAGCGATCTCTTGAGCCATCGGGCCAACCACTTTCGGGTAGCTCTTCGGGTCGCCCTTGTACCGGTATGCGTACATCGTGAGACCTGTTTCTTTGTCTTTACCGAGCTTCTCGATGTCTGTCTTCATGCGCTCGTCAGAGAGAAACGCGGCGAGAGATCCGAGGCCAGCGCCATACCCTGCACCAAGACCAGGAATGAGACCACCGATCTGAGCACCGAGACCTGCGCCACCGAGTGCTGTGAGACCGAGATTGCCACCACCGCTTGTCGTCTGAGATGTGGTCGTGGAGTAAGGCACCCCAGTCAAACCTGCCTGACGGATACCGAGCTGCGTTAAGGGGTAGTTACGCTCTTCGGCATAGCGACGGTAAGCCTCATCGAGGAGTGCCTGCTGCTGTGCCTGCTGTGCTTTACCTGCCGCTTCAAGAGCACCTGCTTCGCTTGTGAGCGCTTGTTGACCCGCACCCGCGAGAGCGCCGATTTGACCGGCACCGGCAAGACGCAACTGCGCAGCTTGCTGTGCGCGTGCTTGGTCTTGCGCCAATAGATCTGCCGCTGTGCGGAAGCCCTGCGAGCGAATACCGGCAGACGTTTCACCGGCAATGCGCATCGCTTCAGCGTTTGCGAGTGCTTCTTGCACACCTTGGCGCGAACCACCGAAAGCCCCTGCCGCGCGAGCCTGTGCGCCAATCTGATTCTGTGCGAGCTGCCGCTGCCGCTCAATCGCCGCAAGTGCGCCTTGCTCGACTTGGGCTTGGTATGGGTCTTGGTATGTCTGCAACGCTTGCGCGGAGAACTGACCGGGCTGGTACTGGGCGACACCTTGCGCCGATTGCAGTGCAGAGGCATAGGCAGGCTGATACGCGCCAATGTTACCACGAAGCAGATTGTATGCCGCCTGCTGGTCAGGGGTCATCGCCGCAACTGTCTCGCCAGAGTAAGCCTGATACGGTGTCTTGGCGATGTCGCGCGCCATCTGGACATTCTCTTGCCCGAATTGCTCTACCCAAGACGGAACAGAGGAAGTGCTCGTCGTTGTTGGACCTGAACCACCGCTCATATCAATTCTCCAAATCGAAGAACATTACAGTTTGAGCCTTACGCCATCCTGCCTGTTCCATTGGTACCACTAAACCGGGACGCACATAAGCTCGACCCATTTTGCAATTCTGTTCTTTGGCGAACTCGACGAGCTTTGGCTTTAAGTTCATCACTTCGTCTAGCACACCTGCACACCACAAGACCTCTAGGACGCGCTTTTGAGGGAAGTCTACCACTTGCGTGATTGCGATTGCCCCGTCGTTTAAGAAAGCCTGCATCTGGCCTGCTTTAAGCGCCTCAACTATATCCCTTATGCTGTGCGTCTTACCGCCTTTCTGCATCCCCGACTCAAGAAGCCGCAGGATCTGTTTTTCATCGAGACCCAAGTGGCACCGCCGTAGTTACAAGATTACCTGCGTTGTCTACCGTCAACTTATACACCGATCCGTCTGGACTTTGAAGGAGTACTCCTGCGACAGCTTCGTCTGACGAAACAGCAAAAGTTAAAGCTCTCTTCAGAGTATCGAAAATCGTCGCAAAGGCTGACGGGTTATAGGTTGGTGGAGGGGTAGGGATGAAGATATTCATCGCCCACCTCGCGGCACCAGATCCAACCGCGTCTCGCCAATCGACCACGGCGCGTCTTGGGTAGACTCTAACCGGATACGCATTTCTCGGCCTGACACTCGGACATCGGTATATCCGTTAGACTTTGGCGAAAACACGGAAGACAGCGTCTCTGTGCCTTCTGGCGTATAGGACGTGTAGAACTGCAACGCCGTTGAGTCATACCCATATCCGCTGTCTGTCAAAGCCTGTTTGACCATCATCACATTGTTGCCCTGTTGCAGGTTCAACGACCCACTTTCGACCCATCTATCACCGACCAAGGACGCGCCGTTATTGGTCCATCCGTTCTCGTGATAGAACAGGTCATTGTTCTGGTCTGCCGCGATAGGGTAGGGGAAAACACTTGCGCCGGTCGATGCTGTGCGTGTCAGCGAGCCGATTGACCACCAACCTTCAGCGTAATTGTAAATCACATACTGGTCAGGAACAGATGATCCGACAGACGGATACCAGAACCATGCTTCTGGGAAGAGACCGTTTTCAGCGCCGTGCGTGTACAAAGCCCCCGCTGTTGGGTCCATGTTCGTTACGACGTACTCGTTAACATCGCACGGCAATGGCTTCACATAACCACCGTCATATATCCAGAAATTCTCACGGCCCATCCATACACAGCGACCACCAAAAGTTGCAAAAGACCTCGGGGCGATTAATCCGCAGCCAAAGCCAATGCGCTCAAACCCATAGATGTATGGCAATCCAATATACCGCATCAGCCATGCTTCATCTTCAGTCCAGATGAGTGTGCCTTCGCGCACAGATGTGGCCATAATGATGCGCGACTGTGTATCTAGATCGAAGAACCCAGCAGTGTTTGTGGCAGAAGCGAAATCCCACTCAGCGTAATCTTCTGCATCAGACCAACCAACGCGACGCGGATTACCGTTCATGCCAAAAAGTACGGCATGACGTTCTGGAGTGACAATCACACCGCGATTCTGCGTAGGTGTTCCGTCATGCGTAACACTTCCCCCAGAAGATGTCGCGTTAGACATGCTTTGAGCGTAGGTGAATGTATTGAGGGTTGGCGTTCCAGTAATGGTAAACGTGCCGTTGAATGATGTTGTAGTTACACCAGCAATAGTAACAACCTGACCAGTTTTGAATGTGTGGTCTAGCGTCGTCGTAACAGTAACGACGTTACTTACACGGCTAATTGTTTGGATTAACGCATAACCAACGACTGAAGCCTGAGTGTTGCCTGGGTTGTAGTAAAACAAACGACCGTCAGACGATGCGACTGAAAGCACATCTTCGCCCCAGTTATCCATTGTCCATGTGAATGATGGAACGCTTAACTGGCTTGGTGGACGCGGGTAAGTCGGGTCAGTGTCATCGCCATAAAGTAACGCACCATAATTGTAAGCGCCATAACCGCCAAAAAGACCGCTTTCAGCAGGAACAAAACCAGTCGGCGTGATGTCCGTGTATGTTGACCCTTCACCAGCATACAATTTGTCTTCACAGCCAATCATCAACCAGCTAGAGCCGTCATTTGCCATAACTGGGAAGAGCGCACGAACAGTGCTGGCTAAAGCTGTTTCAGTAATACGTTGCCACCCACCGACAGGCAGCAACTTGTTTGACCGCCACCGGATAAGGTTTGCGTCCCAATACCGTCCCTTAGCCAAAAGCGGGGTTGCCGGTTTGACTACGCCAGGCGGGATAGTGAGCGGGACTAAAGGCATCAGGAATCTCCAAGACGCGCAAGGTCTAGTGCGCCTATATTTACCTCATTCACGCGTCGGCTCCAACCCTTACCGAAATGCTCAAAGGTCGGCAGTGCTTGCAGAAAGCGCAATCGCGCGTCGTTATACTCTTCGATAAAATACCGCACACCTTCTGCTTCACAGATGTGCTTAATTGAGGCAAGAGACGCTGGCCCTATTGCTCCATCCTGAGCCACACCGCAGATCTTCTGGGCAATCTTAGCCGCGCGTCCCGTGCCAGAATTAATCGCACAGTCGAACATGACATAGTCAACGCCTGACGGCAGCTCGTCGCCCTTCACCACATCCCAGTATTTCTTCTTGTATAGCGGAGACACGTCAGCGACAGTGAGTGCCCGTATATCGTCCTTAGTCACATCGTGACCGACCCACTCCTCCCAGACCTTCTTGGTGCAACCGAGATTGGTAGCTCCGCCAGGATCGCGTTTGTCGTCAACGTAACCGCCTTCGTGTTTCAGTACGGCTGCGAGGCAATGGTCAAAGTTATCGCGCATCACTTGCCATCCGTATGACGGTGAGCCGAACCGAAATAGTAAGACAGCACAAGCATCAGTGCACCATCAAGAGTACCGAGAACGCGTGCAATCAACTCGCGCATCGATGCCTCAATCACATTGTGCAGCATGAACCACTGAACGCATCCCCATGCCACGACAACGATAACCGCCAAGACGCGCGGTGTCAGATCGTGGGTCATAATTGCGTAGTTTCTGGCGCTATCTCTGTCAGAGGCAGCAATTCTTTCCAGATCTATATCCAGAGATTTCATCTGCACCTTAAAGTCAGCGTCTACCTTTTTCAGTGCCGCCAACTGCTCTGCCGTAGGGTTCGACAGTGCAAGTTTAATCTCATCGTCATTCGCGTCAGGATGACCGAAAAGCGCATTAGACAAAGTCTTTACAGCAAGACCAGCAACAGGACCGCCAAGAGCCGTAGCAATCGTCGGCGCGACTGAGCTGACCAATGGGCCAAATGTTTTGAGTAGATCCATGACTATCCCCTAAAGTTTTATGAGCAGCAGAAAGCCTGTGATGCCCATAGCAAGCACTAAACCCATTACGATAAAGAATAACCCTGCTGCGTCTTTCAGTTCCTCTGCACGCTCTGCGGCAAGGCGTTCTTCTTCACGGTGCTGCCGCTCTGCCTCTTTGCGGATCTCAATCACTTCGCGTTGCACCGCTTCATAAGCAGGCAAGCCATAGACAGAGATGAAGAGATTCTTGATCTCAGCCTGCATGTGAAAGGCTTTGGATTTCGCTGCATAGCGCTCCATTGCCTCTTTCTCTATATCGGCAGGATTAGAGAATAAGCGCTTCTTCGGCGGTGATGCGGCAAGATGCGTCAGTTGGCCTACAGCGCTCCACAGAGACCCTAGATCCTGCGCGAGTTCCTGTATCTCTTTACCGGCAGCGATGGCACCCTTCAGCCCATTGTACGCGGCTGTTGCTGTCGCAATGAGCGTAACTGGGT